GTGACATCTTCCCCCTCGGTAAAAGTTTCCACGAAAGTTTCTAACCCTTTAGAATTAACTATCGTTGGGAACATCTCTAGAGGTAAAACTAATCCTTGGGAAATCTGACCACGAAGTTTAATGGTCTTTACTCTAAATTTACGTTTACGCATAAACTCAAACTCTGGTCTATCAGGTAATACTGAATCTACCTCAACATAGATAACTGGCTCCCCAACCTCAAAGCCATCAATCTTAGATACTACGCACTCCCAACCATCTATGATTGCCAGTTCAATATTATCTGCCCCAGGGATAGGGCGAATATCTTTAATTCTTCGTATTGTCGCTAGTTTCCGCATTCTCAACTCCCCATTTTTTCTCTGCTAAATAAATTCTTGCTGTTAAAATATCGGAGTACTCCGTCATTGCATTAAATTGAGCAACTAACAAACTTCTTTCGGGAGCGCCTATGCTTGAACACTTGAAATCGTCATTCAAAAAACTCTGTAATTTGCTTCTCTTAACTACGAGGTCATTCAACTCTACTCTCATTCTTCCAAGAAAATCTTTATCCATTATTCATCCTCCTCTTCTTTTTTCGTAATCGTAATAAATTCAGTTTCCATCTTTTATACCCCTTTTTTACAATAGCCCTTTAGCCTATATCCGCAAGTCTTACATAAGAATGATTCATCTTCTGCGGGCAACCACACCCCCGCTTGAATACCTATTTCAACATTGTTGTAGACATCTTTATAAAAATCTATATCTTCTTCAAATACAGGCATCTCGTCTATCATAAACTCTTTATGATGATAAACTCTCTGCTTAGTTATCGGGTCTTTTGTCATTCCCCATTTTTGTCTGACAAAAATAATTTTGGAAGGTAACTCCCCATATTTCTCTTTGTAGCCCCAAGCATATGTTGCCATATTTAAGGCGTATCCTGCACTATTCGCAGTTCCACTTAAACCCCGACCGAATTTATAGTCGATGACATAACCGTCTTTAGTGATGGCATCTGCGAAACATAATATGGGGAGATTCCCGTTCCCACGGTCAATTCTAAATTCTTGTTCTACCAACTCTACATTGAATTTCCCATAGATATTGTCGTAAAAATCTTGACAGGCGGTTAACCCTTCCTCCAATAAAGAAGTTTCCGTATCTGTTTTCCAATTGGTAATCTCAACATTGTGCTTATTCCATTCATCCGAGAATACTTGCTTGAAAGACTTAACATCTAATTTTTCTTTGTAGAGTTTTTCTATTGCCTTATGCATGGCAGAACCATAGACCGTCATAGCATAGGTTTGGGGATTAGGTATCCCCAAAACCTTGTTAAGATAAACTTGTTTACCACATTTCCGATAACTTTGACATGTGGATGGGGAAAGATGATTTATCCCCATCCTTATTCCTCCTCATGGTCTTTTAAAAAGGAAACAAAATCATGCATGGCTTTTTTTAATTCCTCTTCACTGGATGGTATCTTTGGCATGGGCGGGACTTTCTGCTCTCTTAACTCTTCTTTAGTGTATTCTTCTTCGTCTTCAATATTATTTACTGAATCGGGCAAAGAAGAAATGTACTCATTGTTAGCACAAAGTACCAATTGAGCAAAGATTTTGACCCCATCTTCTCCTAGAAGGTCTTTCGTTATTCCGATACAACTCAGTAATCCCATGACTTTCCCAATCCGCATCTCGCCACCAACTAATCCTGCTAAGGCTAATAGTACTCCTGCTCTTTCTGGTTTCGATAAATTGTCTTCGCAAATCTTCTGACAGAAAGCGGCTGCGGCATCGAGTATCAAACCATTCTTACTTTCTTTATCCTTGTTTGCTTTGTCACGAATAGCCTCTACCATTCCACTTACATTCTCATTAAACATCTTTTGGTTTTCCATTACGTTTCCTCCTAAATTTTATTTACCAACTGTAGTAAGTATATCATACAATATTTAATAAATCCAGTCTTTTTGAAAAAATAGTTAAATATTATTTAAATCAACAGGCATAAAAATAAGTTTCTTCTGGTTTAAAGATATACTCGAAATCACGTTGCCCACACTTTCTGCGCCCTTTAAGGATTGACATATTAATCTTATCTTGACAAGATTGTTGCTCTTGTAAAGAAAGGATAGGGTTCTCTCCATCACGCCACAAGCCTAGAATCCAATCAGCCGTGGCTTCAATATCCCCTCCGCCCTTCATTTGTGTCATAAGAGGCTTCTCCCATGTCTTACCCTCTCTATTTAATTGAGAGAGAATAACAGGCACGATATTGAGTTCTTTTGCCAACGGTTTAAACGACCGTACTGTTTCAGACATACCCTCGTAGGTATTGGTGTTCGGCATATACTGTAGGTAATCTACGACAATCATATCTGTTTGTCCTTCAAACACCATTGTGTTAGCAACATTAATATACTTGCGTATATCGTCTACAGATAAGTTGTTTTGGTCAATAATAAGGAGTTTTTTACCTAGGGCTTTCTGGACTTTAAGTGCGAGGTCGTCCCCTTCTAGCAGTAATTGCGAAACCTCTTTCTCGGTCTTTTTCATAAACATGGCAATAAGTCTACAGGTTAATGTAGCCGCACTCATCTCCATGCTAAAGAAGATTACATTCTTCTTCTCACGGAACGCAGCATTTAATGCTACATTAATGCCCACGAAAGTTTTACCTACAGAGGAATACCCTGCTATCACGAATACCTCAGACTTCCTAATCTTATCTATAGAGGTATCAATCTCTGCGAATCCAGTCCCAATAGTTCCATTAGTAACTAATTCCCTATATTCTTGAACCGCTTGTAAAGGCTCTTTAAAATCTTGTACTAAACTAGTTTCTGTCTTAGTACCGTTTGCGATAGAGATAATATCGTTTAAATTCTTCCCCCACCTTGCCGCCAACTTCTCCGCTATCTCAGTTCGGATAAGTGGGTTCTTTACCGTGGAGAGATAGGCTAATGCATACTGATATTCTGTTTCTCTGTCTGGGCACCTAGCCACCCCACGCAAAGCACAAAAGACATCAATATGTTCAGATTCTAAATCTGCGATGGAAAGTCCTGCTTGATGTAGGTCTGAGAAATCTTTATAACCATCTGGAATCTTAACAACTCTTACATTAAGATTCGGGCCGTATTCTTTAAACTTATCCCGAATTTGTTCTATGCGTTTTTGGCCTTCTTCATCATTGTCGGGGGCAAACATTACCGTGAACTTACTGTCAAACTCGGAAAGTTCTTTGGTCAATAGCCGAATGTGAGCCTGTGTAATATTCGCTCCCGTGTACCCTGCACAAGCAAGCCCTTGGTCGTCCGCACTTGCTACATCAAAGTAACCCTCGCATAGATAAATCCTACCCTGCTTACGCATAATCTTTCTCGCCCTATCAAAGTTATACAGGGTTTCGCCTTTGGCATAATACTCGTTGTTCTTGTCATTAATATACTTTGCTACGCCATCACGAAAGTTTCGCTCTGCCATTGCTACAAGCATCCCATCGGAGTTGCGAATAGGGATTACTATAGAACCATGTTCCTCGTTAAATCCATATCTTAAAGCCTTAATCGTATCATCCGATAATTTTCTCTTATTTTTTAAGTAATCAATACCTTTATCTAGACTCTTTTCGTAGTGAGAAATCAAATCATCTTCTTGCTCAAAGTAATCCTTTGCCCTTTTAAACTCCTCATTGTCGTCTAAATCAATATCATAATATTGAGCCAAGGAGTAAATTGCTTCTATAAAAGATTTCCCCTCTATTGCCATAACCAACTCAATAATAGAGCCGCCTTGGCAACAACCAAAGCAATACCATTTCTTTGCCGTACAACAGAAAGAATCATCCCTTGTCCCTCCATGTACAGGGCAAGCACATCTATATTCCTTACCTGACTTTTTTAATACGACCCCCTGTTGTGTCAGGTATTCAGGAATATCACTCCGAAGTATTATATTATCCCTAATCCTCATTCATGTTATCCTCCTCCCAGTCTGGGATTTCTGTTTCTTTTCTCCATTGCCTTCGTGGCATTAATTGATTATATGGCACTCCCTTTGTAATTGGGGTATCGCCTGGTTCATAAACCACAAATTCTTTAATCAATAAGCCACAGAATAAATCATCCCACACGCCAGGAGTGTCTAAATCTCTTGCATCGTCTTCTTCACTTAATTTTTTGTATAACTCGTCCCCAAATCTTTTGGCTTCCTCCAAGGTAGAAATAATGCATTGAAATCTTTCTTCTGCATAGGAATCACAAATCGAACCGTTCATAGAATCAATCACATATACATACTTCATATTTTTACCGCCTTTCCTCTCCAATCTTTATCATCTTTATAGCGTAACCACGAATAAATAATAGACTGACCTACCGCCGTGGAATTGTCTTGAACATGGTGTTGTTCTATCTCCATTCCGCTATAATCACGAAAATAATTATAGTCCACATCTTTCCGTCTGCTTTTATTTAGAAAATCACAATACCTTTTTGCACGTTCTAGATTGTCAAATATGCCAAGTATGTTTTCGTAGTAATCTTCGTACTCTCCGCCAAATTCTTTGGCAATATAAACGTAATTCATATATTACCTCCTAGTATAGAGTTCAACATGGTTTCGCTAAAATCCTCTTGCTTTACTCTAGTCATTTTTCTCCTGTTCTGTTGGTCATATAGTATTGCTTTTGGGAGTATGTCCCAAATCATTAATCCATTATGGGTATTATCCGAAAGGTAGTTGTATAGAATAGATAAAGTAGGTTCGGGTTGTTTCTTTAGATAGTTTAAACAGGTAAACAATCTACTTGTATAAACTTGTTTACTCGGTTTCTGGTCACGATTGATGTAAAGTCTAGCGAGGTAATAACACCTTTTATTTTTATCTAATTCAAGAAAGTTTTGCTTATCTTTAAACTTAAACAAGTTTACTCACCGTCCTTTATTTCTAGCCATCTTTTTAAAATGATTCTTATTCGGAATATGATACTATGTATCCAGTTAGTGATAATCTTATTCTTTACCGCTTGATTCCAAAACTTTATTGCCGAATCTCCATTAGAGTAAAATCCCGTTGTCGCATTACACGACAGGCAAGAAACAAAGAACCTTTTCTTATTTTCTATATCACGGTAGTTGTCTAGTATAACCTTTTTACTACCGCAGAACGGGCAACTATTTATTATCTTATCCATAAAACCCT